GTTAAAGTTTGTGATCCAGGTGTTTGACAAGATACCCCCTTTTTAAGAAGGAATAAAATTATTTTCCGAATAATTAATTTGAATTATTTTAAAAAATTTGAAATAATTGGGTTCTGAAAATTGATTCAGGTTAAGGAAGACCAGAGGACAAGAATATGGCTGAGTATATTCCTTCTAAAACCATGATCAATTTCCACAAAGATGAGACATTTGTTCGGGCATTAATGGGTCCGATTGGAAGTGGGAAGTCTGTGGCGTGTTGTATGGAAGTGCTGGCGAAAGCGCATATACAAAAACCAAATGTACTTGGTATACGGAAAACTAGGTGGGTGATTATTCGTAACACTTACCGAGAGTTAACAGATACGACTATGGCTACTTTCTTTGACTGGTTTCCGAAAGACCTTGGGGAATTCAGACAAATAGATGCTAAGTGGACTTTGACTGGGAAGTTAGAAGACGGGACTAAGTTACACCTAGAGGTATTGTTTAGGGCACTAGACAAACCTTCAGATGTAAAGAAACTACTTTCCTTGGAAGTAACAGGTGCTTGGGTCAATGAAGCAAGAGAGATTCCTAAAGAGATCTTAGATATGCTAATTGGTCGTTTAGGACGGTATCCTAGCAAGCGAGACGGTGGGGCAACCTGGTACGGGGTCATTATGGACACCAACCCACCTGACGAAGACCATTGGTGGTATAGATTATTTGAGGAGACTCAACCTAATAACTATAGGCTCTTCAGGCAACCTTCAGGCACCAGCCCAGAGGCTGAGAATTTAGAGAACTTGCCTAAGCAGTATTATAGCAAGATGAGGTCGGGGAAAGATCCAGAATGGATTAATGTATATGTACACGGCAACTACGGGTTTATCCAAGATGGCAAGGTGATATTCCCAGAGTATAATGATCAGCTCCATTGTGTTCATGATCTAGGTTTAAGTGAAGGGACTAAGGTAATAAAAATTGGGGTGGATTTTGGGTTAACCCCAGCAGCTGTGGTAGCACAGATTGCACCAGACGGTCAAGTTCAATGCTTAGATGAAGTGGTAACAGAAGATATGGGGGCTATAAGGTTTGGCGAAAGGGTTAAAAACCTTATATCTTCAAACTATGATAGTCTCCCAATGGATGGTTGGGGAGACCCAGCTGGGGATCAGAGGTCTCAGGTGGATGAGAGAACACCCTTCTTGGTGCTTAGAGCAGCAGGAGTCCCTCTCATACCAGCTCCGACAAACGATTTTCAATTGAGAAGAGAAGGGGTAGCGAAGTTGTTAACCACCCTAACTATGTCAGGTAGACCAATGCTGGTGGTTAGTCCTAAGTGTAGGATGCTAAGAAAAGCCCTAGCAGGTGGGTACAAATATAGACGGATCAATGCTTCAGGTTCCGAACGGTACGCTGAGAAGCCAGATAAAAATATGTATTCTCATGTGGCAGAGGCATTACAGTATTTATGTGTGGGTTTAGGTTATGGACACGATATCATACGGGGGAAAGAGTTTGGGAATAGACAAATGCTTTCTTCAGTTGGGATGGAGTATGACCCAATATGATCATATATACGGAGATGTTGGAAAAAGATGTCCCTGAGCTGATTGAATTGGGGGCACGGATGCACCAAGAGTCAAGATACAATAGGTGGGAGTATGATAAAAACTATTGTGCTGAAATGGCGAAGAGAGTATTGTCCGAAAAGGGGTTGTTCTTTTCAGACATTGCTAGAGAAGAGGGAAAACTGGTTGGTATGATGTTCGGGTTTCTTAATAGGATTCCTTTCTGCAATGCCAGCGCAGCAATTGATTTGATTGTTTATGTGGTTCCAGAAAAAAGGAACGGTAGGATAGCAATGAAACTGATTAAGGATTATGAAAGATGGGCTAGAATTGTGGGGGCAGAAGAAATCCAATTGGGGGTGTCTTCAGGGACAAACCCTGATAAGGTAGCAAAATTTTATAACAGGCTCGGGTACACATCCTATGGGCACTTTTTACGCAAAGAGGTATAAAGATTATGGGCGGATTATTTAGTTCACCAACACCACCAGCACCAATAGCTCCTCCTTCAAAGAGCGACGCAGAAGTTAAAGTAGCGGCTGACAAAGAGCGTAAGCGTTTATTAGCGAAGAAAGGTAGGAAAAGCACCACCCACACTAGTGGTCAAGGGGTGTTGGGTGCAGCAGATGTAGAGAAGAAGAAACTGTTAGGATGACAGCTCAGAGCATAATTCGTAGAGGAGAATCTCTTAAAGCAGACAGAGGGGTTTGGGATGGGCACTTCCAAGAAGTGGCAGAGTTAGTCTTTCCGAACCACCCTGATTTCTTGGGAGATTTAACTGTGGGTCAAAAGAAAGGTCTTAAGACCTACGACTCTACAGCTATTCACTCTGCGGAGATGCTCGCTTCAGGTCTACACGGTAGACTTACCAACCCAGCAAGTGAATGGTTCAAATTAGAGTTTGAAGACTCCAATATGAATAGAACTCGCAGGTTCTCTTCTTGGTTGCAGGAAGTAGAAAAGACTATGTATAAAGAGTTGCGAAACTCTGTATCTGCTTTCTCTACTCATGCTCACGAGATGTACCTTGAATTTGTAACTTTTGGTACAGGAGTTTTGTTTATAGGGGAGACAGCAGACCTTGATGGGGTCTTATACAAATCGATCCCTCTTTCTGAAGCTTATATTGCAGAGAGCCAAGACGGGATAGTGGATACTTTATATAGGTTCCCAACTTTTAAAGTGCGCAACTTAGTTGATAAGTTCGGTCTTGATAATGTCTCTAAAAAAATCCAGAAGCTTTATCAAGATGAAAAATATGATTTAGACATACATATTATCCACGCTGTAGAGCCCAAAGAGGGCAGATGGTCTTCTGTATATGTGGAGATAGAGACTAAGCAAGTTTTGAGAGAAGGTTTCTTTGACTCTTTCCCGTACGCTGTCCCTAGGTTCTATAAAGCAGCTGGCGAGACATACGGTCGTTCCCCAGGTATCACTGCTCTACCAACGGTTAAAATGTTGAATGAGATGCAGAAGACACTTATTAAGGCTGCTCAGAAGGTTGTTGATCCTCCTTTACTAGCCCCTGATGACGGGTACTTAAACCCTGTACGGACAGTCCCAGGCGGGATTAACTATTTCCGTCCAGGTGCTGATAAGATTGAAGCCCTGAACACCCAAGCCAACATCCCTATTGGTCTTGAGATGGTACAACAAGCTCAGGAAGCAATTAGATTAATGTTCTTTGTTGACCAACTCTCTTTGCCTAATAAAGCAGAAAGAGTTACTGCTACAGAGATTATGCAACGCACTGAGGACTCTATGAGGTTACTCGGGCCAGTTGCTGGACGTATCCAATCAGAAGCTTTGGAAGTAGTTATAGATCGTACTTTCAAAATCTTATTGACACAAGGAAAGTTCCCCCCAACCCCAGAAGGATTGCAAGGGTCAGATTTTAAAGTTAGCTATACTTCCCCAATTGCAAGAGCACAACAACAGTTAGAAGCTCTATCTTTGCAAAGGGTACTAGAGATTATGACCCCTTTTGCTTCTATTGATCCTCAAATTATGTCAAGATTTGATAGTGAGGAAGTTTTGAAGGGTGTGTCTGAGATGTTCGGTCTCCGTCCATCTTTTCTCAAAACAGAGGAGGCAGTTGAGGCAGAGAAGCAACAGGCTCAGCAAATGCAGGAAATGGCTCAAGGGGCTGAGATCGCAAAAACAGGGTCTGAAGCGGCTCTTAACCTTGCTCAAATTCAAGGAGTACAAGGTGGCTAGTGATTTAAAAATTGCATACAACAAAGCTTTAAAAGGGGATGGGAAAGTATTAGAGGACATTCTAACCTTTTGTCATTTCTTTGAACCCTCTGATGAGACAGACCCCAATGTGGCTTTGTTGAAAAACGGAAGGCGTGATGTTGCAGTATTCATCTTACAGCGTTTAGGCTTAACTGATAAAGATTTTAGTAAAATATGGAATTAAACAAAGGAGTTTAATATGGACAATGAAGTACCACAAGAAGAGGCAACCTCTTCAGAAAATTGGAGAGACTCACTACCAGAGGATCTTCGAGATAATGAGAGTTTACAGAAGTTTACAACAATAGACGGACTTGCGAAGTCTTATGTAAATGCTGAGCAGATGATTGGCAAAGATAAGATGGTAATGCCTGAATCAGAATCTGAATGGACAGAAGTATACTCTCGTTTGGGAAGACCAGAAGAGTCCTCAGGGTATGTTTATGATCTCCCACAAGAGTCAGGTAAAGAATTGATGGATGCATTCAGCGAGAAAGCGCATAGCGTGGGGCTGAATCAAAAACAATATCAAGAGATACAAGATTGGTATTGGGACGCTTTTAAATCAGGTGAGCAAAACAAATTGGCTGATCAGGAAACGCAGTTTGTAGATGCAGAGCTTGCTTTGAAACAAGCGTGGGGGGAGAAGTTTAATGCTAACCTCACACTTGCTAACCGAGTTGCTGACGAGTTTGGAGGGGAAGAGTTTACAGATATGCTGAGTCAAAAAGGGCTCGATAATGATATCACTATGACTAAATTCCTTTACAACCTCGCTCAGAAAACAGGTGGAGAGACAAGTCTGGAGGGGGACAAGGGCAATGGTGCTCTTAGCCCTGACCAGATGCAAATGCAGATAAACGATCTTATGGCTCGTCCTGCGTACTTAAACAATACAGACCCGAGCCACTCAACAGTGGTGAAACAGGTACAGGGTTTATTTTCTAGATTACATACCGAGTCCAGTAATGGGTAACTCAAAACAAGATTTAACTTTTAATTTTATTATATTGGAGCTACAACAATGAGTGTACAAATTACTACGGCTTTTGTCGAACAGTATTCTGCCAATATCCAACTGCTAAGTCAGCAGAAAGGGTCTCGCTTGAGTGGACTTGTCCGCAACGAAAGCGTAACAGGTAAGAATGCCTTCTTTGAACAAATTGGAACGGTTGCTGCGCGTGTGCGTACTTCTCGTCATTCAGACACCCCACGCATGGATACACCCCATTCACGCAGACGCGTTTCTTTGGTGGACTATGATTGGGCTGATCTTATTGACAACGAAGATAAGGTTCGTATGTTGATCGACCCTACTTCTTCTTATGCTGCTTCTGCTGCTTTTGCAATGGGACGAGCTAAAGATGATGCTATTATCACTGCTGCAACTGGTTCAGCTTCTACAGGAGAGAGTGGTTCTACTAGTACTGCTTTACCTTCAGGACAGAAGATTGCCGTTGCTACTGCTGGTTTGACCCTAGCTAAATTACTCTCTGCTAAAGAGATTCTTGACAGCAATGAAGCAGACCCAGATATGCAACGCAATATCGCTGTTACAGCTAAACAGGTTACTGATCTTCTCAACACCACTGAGATTAAAGATTCAGACTATAATACTGTAAAAGCCCTTGCACAAGGACAGATTAACTCTTTCTTAGGGTTTAACTTTGTCCGTACTGAGCGTCTTGGTACTGACTCAAACGGTGATCGTCAGGTTATCTGCTGGGTTCAAGATGGTATTCTTTTAGCGACAGGTAAGGATGCAACATCTAAGATTTCTGAGATGCCTACCAAGAACTACTCAACCCAGGTCTTTTACTCTCAAACCATTGGCGCTACGCGAATGGAAGAGGAAAAGGTCGTCGAAATAGCTTGCGCTGAATAAGGAGAATTATTATGTCAAGTGTTAAAAGTGTAAATATGAGTAACATTACCGCTACCCCTCAGGTGAATGCAGATTCCTCTGAAGTGCACGGTCGTATGAGAGTGTGGTATGATGTTTATGAAGCCACTGCTCTGGCTTCAGGAAGTGACATAACTGTGGCTCGTTTGCCTAAAGGCGCAGTAGTTTATGGTGTAACTATCATGCACGATGCTCTAGGGACTGGTGTCACTCTTCAGGTTGGCGATGCATCTGACGGGGATCGATATATCACCTCAACTGCTGCTGCAACTGCTGGTCAAGTGACTCTTGCTGACGATGGGGTAATTGGTGGTTTCGGTTATCAGAACACAAGTGAGACAGATGTGCTGATTACTACGGGTGGCGCAGCTGCTACTGGCACTATCAAGTGCGCTATTACTTATGTAGTTGATTAATCACTATAGGGAAAGGTTAAGGTTTGTCCTCCTTTGTTCTTAACCTTTCCCGCTTGGAGAATTAAATGGCAAGTGCTGTCCAAATTTGTAATGTAGCTTTATCAAAGATTGGTGAGTCCCCTATTCTGTCCTTGACAGAGGACTCTCGATCAGGTAGAGTTTGTAACCTAGTTTATGTCGACCTCAGACAAGCAATTCTAGGTGCGCATCCTTGGAACTTTGCAATAAAAAGAGTAGAGCTTTCTGCTCTTACGACAGCCCCTGCCTTTGGGTTTTCTTACCAACACCAGTTACCTTCAGACTTCTTGAAGGCTCTTCAGTTTTACCCAGAAGGGACAGACATAGCCTATCGGGTAGAGGGGAAGAGGGTGCTTTCCAATGAACCCTCTGTAAAACTTAGATACGTGTCAGATGTAACAGATGCTAATGAGTACAGCCCTTTGTTTAGAGAGGTCTTGTCTGCTAGGCTTGCTTCAGAGATTGCTATCTTCTTGTTTGATGACAGAACCCTATCAGATCAAATGTTTACTTTGTACCAAGACAAGCTCATAGAAGCTAGATCTATGGATGCAATGGATGGAACTCCCGAAAATATTGAAGCAACTTCTTGGTTGGAGGCTAGATACTAGTGCCTGTACAACAACCCATTTTATCTAATTTCACGAGTGGGGAGTGGTCTCCCAAGATGAATGGGAGGGTTGATCTTGAAAAGTATTTTAATGCTTGTGAGAAATTAGAGAACTTTGTTCTGTTCCCACAGGGAGGGGTCGAGCGTAGGGGAGGAACTCGTTTTATCAACGAGGTGAAAACCAACTCAAGTGCAGTACGGTTGGTTAATTTTGAATTCTCAGTCTCCCAAGCGTATGTCTTGGAGTTTGGGAACAACTATATACGGGTGTATAAAGACTTAGGGGTGGTGGTAAGTGGGGGTTCTCCTGTAGAAATTTCCACCACCTATACTTCTGCTCAATTAGATGATTTGCAGTTTACCCAATCAGCAGACACACTGTATATAACACATAAAGACCACCACCCTTCCTCTTTAACAAGGTCTTCCCATACCAGCTGGACTTTATCAAACTTGGCTTGGTCTCCTGCAGGGTCTGAGCCTTCAGAGTGGACGAGCGGCAATTACCCTCAAGTAGTTACTTTCTATGAGCAACGGTTATGGTTTGCCGCCACCCCAAATGAGCCTCAAACTCTTTGGGCTTCCAAGTCTGGAGACTATACCAATATGACTCAAGGCTCTGCAGACGATGACGCCCTTGAGTATACAATTGCAACGGATCAAGTGAATGCTATTCGTTGGTTGAACCCTGGGAAAGTTCTTGTAATAGGTACAGCAGGAGGGGAGTTTATTGCTTCTGCTTCAAGCTTGGATGAAGCTCTT